ACGGCCATCCTCGCGCGACGAGCGTTTGCGAAATTCATGCGGCATATCGATTCCTCCTCGGTGCAGTGACGAGACACATTGTGATGCGTCAGGGCCGAGCATTTCAATAGGGCCGCTAGCACCTTGGTAATTTGTAAAGTGCTTTACAAGACTCCGCCGGCAACATCCACGACACTGCGTCTCGTCAGAGTTTTCGATCCACGATAACTCCTGCGACGAGGTGTATGTGATTTGAGTTCGCGCCGTTCCGTCAATCCTGCCACAGATCACGCCGCTGTCGGAATCGCCGTGTGCGTATTCGAGCTTGTGCCGGATGCGCGCGAGGTGCAGGTGCTCCCCGCTGGCCGCTTTCGGGCCACTGATGGGCGTCCACACGATGCGCCAAGTTGGTATCTCGATGCGGCGCTCGCCGCGCGTGTAATCGAGCAGATCGAGGCGCGCGCGAACGACATCGTCATCGACTACGAGCATCAAACACTCAACGCAGCCACAAACGGCCAAGCCGCGCCAGCTGCGGGCTGGGCCAAGAAGTTCGAGTGGCGAGAAGGCCAAGGTCTGTACGCGACCGATGCGAATTGGACCGACAAGGCGAAGGCACACATCGCCGCGCGGGAGTATCGCTACATCTCGCCGGTGTTCGAGTATGACAAGAAGACCGGCGCGGTGCGTCGGCTCCTGATGCTCGCCATCACTAACTATCCCGCGCTCGACGGCATGGATGGTCTCATCGCTCGCGCGGCGGCAAGGTTCCAAACCGGAGGGGTGGCAATGAAGGCAGACATGAACGAAGCGCGCAAGTGGCTAAAGGCGGCGATCGATCTCCACAAGCAGCACATGGAGGGTAAGGCGCCGACGACCGGGCCGGAGGGCGAGAAGTCGCAACAGAAGATGATGGACCAGATGATGCGGGCATACGACGCGCTGGGTGGCGAGTCGATGGCCGCGATGTCCGCAACCCTAACCGACGAGGAAATCTCGATGAATGAACTTCTGAAAAAACTTCTCAAGCAGCTCGGCCTGAAAGACGACGCCACCGAAGAGGCGGCGCTGTCCGCTGTCGCCTCGCTGCTGACGAAGAAGACTGAGCTGGAAACAGCGGTCGCGGCGGCAAAGGCGCAGGCGCCCGATCCGGAGAAGTACGTTCCGGTCGAGACCGTGAAATCGCTGCAGACGCAGATTGCGTCGCTGACGACCAAGATCAACGAAGGCGAAGTCGACGGCATCGTGAAGAAGGCGCTCGACGAGGGGCGCCTGCTGCCGGCGATGGAGGACTGGGCGCGCGAGCTCGGCAAGAAGGACGTCGCGGCGCTGAAGACCTACATCGACGCCGCGCAGCCGATCGCCGCGCTCAAGGGCACGCAGAGCGGCGGCAACAAGCCGGAGCGCAAGGAAGGCGACCTCTCCGACGAGGAGATCGCGGTGTGCCGCTCGATGGGCCTCTCGGAAGAGGAGTTCAAGAAAAACCGCCCGGCCGCTGCTACCGCGTAACGCCGAGCCACCTACATCACGACTACAGGAGACACCAATGGTTGCTCAAACTCAGGATCGCAATACGCCGCGCCGGGAGAACGTGGACTTCGAACACCCGGTTGCGACGACGCAGAAAATTTTCGCCGGTTCGATCGTGATGCGTAACGCGACGGGCTTCGCGAAGAAGGCGACGGTCGCCACCGGCGAAGTGTGCCTCGGCGTCGCTCAAGAGCAGGCCGACAACACGTCGGGCGCGGACGGCGCGATCAACGTCAGGACGCGACGCGGTCTGTTCCGCTTCGCGAACGACGGCACGATCGCGCGCGTCGATATCGGCGCGACCGCGTACGCGGTCGATGACCAGACCGTCGCCGACAACAACGGCACGGGTACGCGCTCGGCCGTCGGCACGATCCGCGACGTCGACTCGGTCGGCGTTTGGGTCGAGATCTAAGTTAGCTCGCACGAGACAACAGGAGACATCCGACAATGATCATTAATAAAGCGACATTGAGCGCCCTCTTTACCGGCATTCAAACCGCGTTCAATACCGGCTTCCGCGGCGCGACGCCGCTGTGGAACGCCGTGGCGACGATGGTGCCGAGCACGACCAAGGAAGAGAAGTACGCCTGGCTCGGCCAGTTCCCGCGTCTGCGTGAATGGCTGGGTGACCGCCAGATCAAGAGCATGGTGGCGCACGACTACTCGATCAAAAACAAGAAATTCGAGTCGTCGGTCGGCATCCCGCGCGACGACCTGGATGACGACTCCTATGGCGTGTTCAACCCGCTGTTCCAAGAAATGGGTCACGCGGCGGCGACGCACCCGGACGAGCTCGTGTTCGCGCTGCTCGCGGCCGGATTCGCCACGACCTGCTACGACGGCCAGTTCTTCTTCGATACCGATCACCCGGTCGGCGATCAGGAAGGCGCCGCGTCGAGCGTCTCGAACATGCAGGCGGGCGCCGGCAATCCGTGGTTCCTCCTGGACAACAGCCGCCCGCTGAAGCCGCTCATCTTCCAAAAGCGCCGCGACTACGCGATCAAGGCCATGAGCCAGGCCGAGGACGAAGGCGTGTTCATGCGCGACGAGTATCGCTACGGCGTCGATGCCCGCGCGAACGTCGGCTTCGGCTTCTGGCAGCAGGCGTTCGGCAGCAAGGCCACGCTCGACGCCGCGAACTTCGACGCGGCATACGCGGCGATGATGGCGTTCAAGAGCGACGAAGGCCGGCCGCTCGGCATCAAGCCGACGCACCTGGTGTGCGGTCCGTCGAACCGCGCGGCAGCGCTCAGTGTGATCCAGAACGAGCGCCTGGCGAACGGCGAGAGCAACAAGAACTACAAGGCCGTCGAAATCCTGGTCGTGCCCTGGTTGACCTAATAACCCACGCGACGCCGACGACCGACTCCACTTAGGCGCGTAAGTGGATAGCGAGGCCGACAACGAGGGGGCGCGCAGCTTACCCCCTCGTTCTTTTGAGGAGACAGATATGCCGATCATCCGAGTTAAGTCGAAGAGCGAACGCTTCCGCCGCGGCGGCATGGCGTTCACGCGCGAGGCGCGCGAGCTGGACACCGAGGCAATGACGCCAGAGCAGCTCGAAGGCATCGAGCGCGGTTACAACGAGGGCATGCTCCAGATCGAGACGATCGTACCTGCGGGCGATGGAAAACCCGAAGGCGATAGCGAAAAAACCAACGGCGACGACGCCGGCGCGAGCTCCAACGCTCCGAGCCAGGACGCGGCGGCCGCGGGCGCATCGGCCGAACCGGCCAACGAAACATCGGCGGCGACGATGCCCGCAGCGGAAGCTGCGGCGGAGCCTGAGCCGCAGGTCGAGACGGTCGCCAAGGGCAGGAAGAAAAAGTAATTAGCCCATGCCGTACGCAATCGCACAAGACATGATCGATCGATTCGAGGAGCGTGAGCTGATCCAGCTCACGGATCGGCACGACACCGGATCGATCGACACGGCCGTGCTCGACAAGGTGCTGGCGGACGCGGACGCCAAGATCGACAGCTATCTCGTCGGCCGTTATCCGCTCCCGCTCGCGTCGGCGCCGCGCACGCTCACCATCTACGCGTGCGACATAGCGCGTTATCTGCTGCACGACAATCACGCGACCGAACAAGTGACGAAGCGCTACGACGACGCGATCCGTTTCCTCGAGCGCGTGGCGAAGGGCGACATCTCGATCGGCGCGACGGCCGCCGGCACACCGCCGCCGGCAGCCGACGGCGCGCAAGTGGAATCGGCGGAGTCGGTGTTCAAGCGCGGCAACGCGACGGACTTTATATGAGCATCGCCGCCGTCGAGAAGGCGCTGATCGAGAAGGCCCGCGAGGTTTTGAAGAATCGCGTGCGCGAAGTCGACTCTCTGCCGGCGGATTGGGACGAGGAGACGGTGAAACGAATCCTGGTAGCGCTACCGGGTGTGTACTGGATCATGGGCGATGGACGGACGCAGCCCGGTCGCTCCGACGGATTGACCCTGATCGAGTGGGCATGCGTCATCGCGACCAACCACGCGGGCGGTCCACGACAGCGTCTGCGCGGCGATGCGGTGCAGGTCGGCGCGTCGGAGCTGATCGAAGTACTGGCACCGACGTTCAACAACTTCACGGTGCCGGGCGAAGGCACGCTCGCGCTCGTCGGGCTCAACAACCTCAACTCCGGCGCGCTGGAGCGTCAGGGAATCTCACTTTATGCGCTCGCGTTCCAAATGCCGATGGCGTGGCCGCGCGTCGCCGATCTCACCGTGCTCGATCAATTCGAAATCTTCGACGCCAAGTACGACATCCCGACGCACGAGACCGACGCGGAGCGGCGCAAGTGGCTGAGCAACGACTACAGCACGAGCCGGCCGGACGCCGAGGACAACGTTGCAGTGCCGCAATAGTCAACGGAGAGCGAAATGAGCGACACCATGTATGTGATTCCGAACGGCCGCGTCATCGACCCCGATACGCGCAAGCCGCTGCTGGAGAAAGGCCAGAGCGTCCCGCGCACCACGTATTGGTTGCGGCGACTCAACGACGGTGACGTGCGCGAAGCCGCACCGCAACCCGCCAAGCCGAAGGAGAAGTGAGGCCATGCAGCTCGGCACGGTGAAGTGGTTCAACGAGAAGAAGGGCTTTGGGTTCATCGTCCCGGACCACGGCGGCGAGGACGTGTTCGTGCACTACTCGGTGATCGTCGGCAGGGGGTTCAAGAACCTGGTCGAAGGTCAGCGCGTCGAGTACGACGCGACCAAGGGCCACAAGGGCATCCAGGCGACGCGCGTCGAGCCGGCATAACGGCGCCTTCATAGAGGAGATTGACGATGACGATTTCGTTCAACCAGATTCCGATCACGATCCGCACGCCGGGTCAGTACATCGAGTTCGACAATACGCGCGCGGTGCAAGGGCTGCCGGCGATCGCGCATAAGATTCTCGTCATCGGCCAGCGGCTCGCCGCCGGCACCGTGGCGCAGCATGTCCCGACGCGTATCCTCTCCGCGGCGCAGGCCGAGGAGTTCTTCGGCCGCGGCTCCTACCTCGCGACGATGCTCGCGGCGCTCAAGGCCGCGAACACCTACACCGAGTGCTGGGCGGTCGCACAGGACGACAACGGCGCGGGTGCGTTCGCCTCTGGCACGATCACGTTCACGGGTTCGCCGACGGAAGCCGGCACGCTGAACCTGTACATCGGCGGCAAGCGCGTACAGGTCGCGATCAGCTCGGGTCAAACCGCCACGGTCGTTGCGACCAATACGGCCGCGGCGATCAACGCCGACACCTCGCTGCCGGTGACCGCGGCATCGGCGCTCGGCGTCGTCACGCTCACCGCGCGCCATCGCGGTGAGAACGGCAATTACCTCGACGTGCGCGCGAACTACTACTTCGGCGATAAGACGCCGAAGGGGCTGACGCTCGCTATTGTCGCGATGAGCGGCGGCACGTCGAACCCGAACATCGCGGGCGCGATCGCTGCGATCGGCGCGGAGCAGTACCACACGATCGTCATGCCGTACACGGACGCCGCCAACCTTGCCGCACTCGAAACGGAACTCAGCAACCGCTTCGGTCCGCTGCAGCAGAAGGAAGGTCACGCCTTCGCTGCCGCATCCGGCACACACTCCACGATCTCGACGCTCGGCGATTCCCGCAACAGCCCGCATCTAACAATCATGGGTGCCGGCAAGTCGCCGACGCCGCCGTGGGTGTGGTCTGCTGTCGTCGGCGCTGTTGATGCCTTCGAGCCCGATCCGGCGCGGCCGCGGCAGACGCTGGTGCTGCCGGGCTGCTTGCCGCCCACTCAGGCGGACCGATACACGCGCGATGAACGGAATCTGCATCTGTTCGACGGCATCTCGACATTCATCGTCGACGCCGGCGGTCAGTCGCTGATCGAGCGACTGATCACGACCTACAAGACCAACCCCTTCGGCGTTGAGGACATCAGCTACCTCGACGTCGAGACGATGCGCACGCTTGCGTACCTGCGCTACACCGTGCGCGCGCGCATCGCGCTCAAGTTCCCGCGCCACAAGCTGACGAACGACGGCACCAACTTCGGCGCCGGTCAGGCAATCGTGACGCCGAAGATCATCCGCGCCGAGATGATTGCGCTATTTCAGCAATGGGAGGAAGCGGGCCTGGCCGAGGGCATCGACCAGTTCAAGCGCGACCTCATCGTCGAGCGCAACGGCACCGATCCCAACCGCGTCGACGCAATCATTCCGCCCGACGTCATCAACCAGTTCCGCGTGTTCGCCGGCCAGGTGCAGTTCCGCCTGTAAGCGACGCCTAGCAAGAGGAGCGACTAATCATGCAAAGACTCGGAAAGGCGTACATCAAGGTCGACGGCGATCTGCTGGAGACGATGCCCGGCGCGAAGATCGACATCGGCGGCGTCGTCCGCAACCCCGTCGTCGGCTCGCACGGCCTGCTCGGTTATGCAGAGCAGGCGAAGGAGGCGACGGTCGAGTGCGAGATATCAATCGGGCCGAACACGAGCCTCGCAAAGCTTGCGGCGATCAAGGATACGACGGTGATGTTCGAGTGTGATACCGGACAGGTATTCGTCATCCGCAACGCATTCTTGGTCGAGCCGCCGGTCGTGACAGAAGGCGAAGGCGGCAAGGTGCCGCTCAAGTTCGCCGGGCCCGAGGCCGTCGAATCACAGTAAGTTGGCGAACGATCGTTCGGTAGAGGTACAGGAGTGAAGTCATGACCGTAAAGACCTACACACTCAAGCACCCGATTGAGATCAAGAGCAAGGACTCGGGTGAAGTGCTGGAGCGGATCACGCAGCTCGAGTTCAAGCGCCCCAACCTGCGCGCCTTCCGCGCGATGGACAAGGCGGACGGCGAGATCGGCAAGATCATCGCGTTCGTGGCGGCGATCACCAACCAGCCGCCGGCGGTGATCGACGAGATCGACGGCGAGGACCTGATGGCGATCACGGAGGTCGTCAAGGATTTTTTCGGCTCGCTCCCGCCGATTGGCGGGACGTTCTCGGGTTAGTCGCGGCGACGTTCCATTTCCCGCCGTCCGAGTTGTGGGCGATGGACATCGACGAGCTGCTGATGTGGTGCGAACAGGCGAGGCGCCTCCATGCTAAAGCTTAGTTTCGTCCTCGAGGCGATCGACAAGGCGACGGCGCCGGTCCGGCGCTTCAACAAGCTCATCAACTCGATCACGGCGCCGGCGCGCCGCGTACGCGCCTCGCTCGCGGATCTCGGCCGCGAGGCCGGACTGCCGCGCCTGGCCAACGCCGTCGGCCAGGTTCGTTCGCGCTTCGGCGGCCTCATGCGCGATCTGCGCGGGCTGCGCACGGGGTTCCTGTACGTCGCCGGCGCCGCGGCCGCCATCGCCTATCCGCTCAAGCGCACGATCGACAGCGCGAGCCAGATCAACGACACGGCCGCCATGCTCGGGCTCACGGCGCGCGACCTCCAGCGCGTGTCGTACGCGCTCACGCTCGACGGATCGAGCATGGAAGACGCCTCGACGTCGCTGCGTTTCCTGCAGCGCAACGCCGTCGAGGCGATCACCGGTAGCGAGGAGATGGCAACCTGGTTCCGGCGCGCCGGGATCTCCGCCGACTTCCTGCGCAAGAACCTGAAGGACCCGAAGGCGCTGCTCTATGCGTTCGCGGACGGGCTGAAGCGCCAGAAAACGCCCGCGCATCAGCTCACGCTCGCGCAGGCGTTGCTCGGACGCTCCGGCGGCAAGCTGGTGCAGGCTCTGGCGCGCGGCTCGCAGGAGCTGGACCGCCTCGGCGACGAGGCCGAGCGCCTCGGCGCCGTGCTCGACGACGCGGCCGTCGCCGCGATGGATGATGCCGGCGACTCGATCACGCGCGTTGAAAAATCGCTGTACGGTCTAACGACGGTGATCGCGTCGGCAGCGCTGCCTGTGGTGCAGGACATCGCCAAGAGCATCATCGCGTGGGTTCAGGCGAACCGCGATCTCATAAAGACGAAGGCGGCGGAATTCTTCGAGGAGCTGCGCACCGAGCTGCCAAAGATTTGGAAAGGCATTAAAGCGGTGACGGCGGCACTGTTGGAGATCGGCAAGGTGATCAATTCCGTCGCGCAGTTCTTCGGCGGCTGGGAGAACGTGTTGAAGGCGATCGCCGTGCTGATCACGGCCAAGGTGATCGTCTCGATCGCGCAGCTCGCGTTAGCCATCAAGAGCCTTAGCTTGCTCATGCTGACGACGCCATTCGGGCTCTTCCTTACCGGCCTGGGTGCGCTCACGGCGCTCGGGATCACGGTGTACAACAGATGGAACCGGAATCTCAGCGTATTCCAGAATCTCAAGCTGCTGCTCGAAGACACCATATTGTTGCTCGATGCGCTGACGCCGAAATGGTCCAAGTACGTCAGCCCTATTTCGCGCGGCATCATCAACACCGCGGAGCAGATACGCAGAACCCGCGCGGTGGCCGGCATGTCGCCGATCAACACCGGCGGCATCCTCGGCGAACGCGCCGCGCCTGCGGCGGGCTCGGTCATGTTTCAGCAGAAGCAGCCGATCGCCGTTGGAGGACTGCTGCGCGTGGAAATCGCCGCCTCGCGCGATCTGCGGCCGTTCGTGCGCGAGTTTAAGTCAGACAACGCTGACGTACCGATCGAAGTGTCGTTCGGTCCTCTAACGGCGGTTCCACGATGAGCTGGCGCGATCAGCTGCTGCCTGCGAGACTCGACGGTGTGTCGTTCTTCGTCGACTCGCACGACCACGCATTCGGCCGGCGCCAGGCGATCCACGAGTATCCGGAGCGCGACAAGCCCTACCCAGAAGATCTCGGTCGCCGCACCCGCCAGTACACGATCGAGGCTTACGTGCTCGCGAGCGCGATCGTCGGCGGCGTGCGCGGCGACGACTACTTCGCCGCGCGCGACGCGCTGCTGCGCACGGGCGAGAACCCCGGAACGAAGCAGCTCGTGCATCCGTATCTCGGCGCGCTCGACGTCGTCGTCACCGACTGCCGCCTGCGCGAGAGCACGGCCGAGGGTGGCGTCGCCCGCTTCACCATCGAGTGCGTCGAGTCGGGCGACAACCTGTTTCCGTCGGCGACGTCCGACACCGCCGGCGCCGTCGGCGATGCGTGCGACGCGGCGACGGCGACCGTGAAGAACGACTTCGCGAAGCGCTTTGATGTCCACGATACGTTCGCTTACCTCGCCGACTCGGCAACCTCGACGCTGAACAATATGGCCGAAAAGCTACGCAAGGACGCGGCGCGCATCTCGAAGATCGGCTCGAAGCTCACCACCGTTAGCGCATCGCTCGATCGCTTCGGCGCCGCGATCGGCACCCTGATCCGCGCGCCGGCGAACCTCGCCAACGACGCCGTCGGCGTTATCGTCGCGGTCGCCGGCGTCACGACCGACGTGCACGCGGCCTTCGGCGCGTACGAGCGCCTGTTCGATTTCGGATCGGACGAGGCCGCGATCCCGTTGACGACGACCACGCGCCAACAGCAGGCCAACAATCAGGCGGCGCTCCATGCGCTCGTGCAACGCACGGCGGCGATCGAGGCGGCGCGCGCGGCCGCGGCGATCACGTACACGAGCAATGACGACGCCGTCGCCGTCCGCGATTCGATCGCCGAGCAGCTCGACGCGCTCATGGCTGACGCGTCCGACGACGTGTACGCGGCGCTCAGCGATGTGCACGCCGCGATGGTCCGGGACATCACGACACGCGGCGCCGACCTAGCCCGCATCGTGAGTTTCACGCCGGCGACAACGCTGCCGGCGCTCGTCGTGGCGCACGCGCTCTACGGCGATGCCGCGCGTAACGGCGAAGTCATCAGCCGCAACCGCTTGCGCCATCCGGGCTTCGTGCGCGGCGGTCAGCCGCTGGAGGTGCTCGCGGATGCCTGAGCAGCTCACCCTCGACATCAATCGCGTCCGCTACGGTGGCTGGAAATCGGTGCGCGTAATGCGTTCGATGGAGCACATCGCCGGCGGCTTCGAGCTGTCGGTCTCCGACCGCTGGCCGGGGCAAGACGCGGCGTTTCCGATCCATCCGGGCGACGCATGCGAAGTCGCGATCGACGACGACGTCGTGATCACCGGTTACGTCGACGACGTCGATCGCGCGCACGATGCCAGCTCGCACGAGATCAGCGTGCGCGGGCGGGACAAGACGGGAGACCTGGTGGATTGCTCGGCGGTGCCCGGCAAATGGGAATGGGCGAATCGAAAGATGGAGGAGATAGCGAGCGATCTGATTAATCCATTTAGCATCGGACTGTTGACGCTCACCGACACCGGCCCGCGGTTTCCGAAGTTCGCGGTAGAACCCGGCGAGCCGGTATTCGATGCCCTCGACCGCATGTCGCGCATCTGCGGCGTACTGATGACGAGCAACGGCACCGGCGATCTCGTGATCACGCGCCGCGGTAAGGAGCGTGTCGGTACCGCTCTCGTACTCGGCAAGAACATCCTGTCGGCGCGCGTCGCGCTCAGCATGATGGATCGATACCAGACGTACATCGTCAAAGGCGACCGCGCGCTCGGCGGCACGTCGGGCGATTCGTTGAATTGGGAGGACGCCAACCGCCAAGGCACGGTGAAGGACGAGCGGGTCAAGCGCCATCGGCCGCTCATCATCTTGGCCGAGACCCAGGGCGATGCCGCGAACTTCGAGACGCGCGCCGAGTGGGAGCGCAGCGTGCGCTTTGCGCGCGCGTCGCGGGCGACGATCACGGTACAGGGTTGGCGGCATGCGGATGATCTGTGGCGCCCGAACAAGCTGGCGCGTGTCGTCGATCCGACGCTCGGTCTCGATGCCGATCTCTTGGTATCCGCCGTCACGTTCACGATGGATGAGCAAGGTCGGCGCACCGAGCTGTCGCTGACGTATCCCGAGGCGTTCGACCTGATACCGCTCGGCATCGACGAGAATAAAGACCTGCTGTGGGACCTGCTGGGGTCGTCGTGACGTGAAATACTTCGCGCGCCTATCCGCACCGCTCGCCCGCCGCATCCGGCTTGTGATCGCGCGCGGCTTCGTGCGTCTCGTCAACGACACGCTAAAAATGCAGGGCTTGCAGGTTTCCCTCTTGGCGGACGAGGTGCGCAGCGACGTCGAGCGCTTTCAGCAATACGGCTTCACCTCGCACCCGCACCCGAACGCCGAGGCGATCGTCGTGTTCCCCGGCGGCAAGCGCGATCACGGCATCGTGATCGCGGTCGATGATCGCCGCTATCGCCTGAAGAACCTGGCGCCAGGCGAGGTCGCGCTCTACACCGACGAGGGCGACTACGTGTGGTTCAAGCGCGGGCGCAACGTCGAGGTGCTCGCGGGCACGAAAGTCAAAGTGACCGCGCCGCTCACGGAGATCGTCGGCAACGCCACCATCAGCGGCACGCTGTCGGTCAGCGGCCAAGTCACTGCGCTCGCCGGCCTGGCCGTGACCGGCCCGCTCACGAACAACAGCGTCAACGTCGGCAGCAGCCACGTACACAGTGGCGTGCAGGCCGGCCCGAGCAACACCGGAGGGCCGCAGTGAGCGAACAGGCAAAATTCGAAGCGTGGGCGATTGTCGAGTTATTCGGCCATCAGCGTATTGCCGGCAAGCTGACCGAGCAAAGCATCGGCGGCGCGCACTTCGTGCGGGTCGATGTGCCTGACGTGGACGGTCGCTCCGGCTTCACCAAGCTGTACACGCAGGGGGCAATCTACGGCATCACGTTCGTGGAAGAGACAGTCGCGAGAATGGCGGCCAACGCCGTACGCGACCGGCTCACGCACGGTTATGGAGACGAGCCGTGAGCGACATCCGCACCGCCATCACCGCCGGCACGTTCAGCTTCGATTGGACGCTCGCGCCGTCGGGTATCGCCGATCGCTATCTCGGGCTCGGCGAGGACGCCGGGCTGGAGACGGCCGTGATCCTGTCGCTCTTCACCGATCGTCGCGCCGAGGATGGCGATGCGCTGCCGGGCAGCGCGGACGACAAGCGCGGTTGGTGGGGCGACACCTACGCCAAGGTTGCCGGCGACAAGTTCGGTTCGCGCCTATGGCTGCTGTCGCGCGAGAAGCAGACGCCGATGGTGCTGGTGCGCGCGAAGCGCTATGCCGAAGAGGCACTCGCGTGGCTGATCGAGGACGGCATCGCGCGCGCGGTGAACGTCTCGGCCGAGATCGTACGGCAAGGCGCGCTCGGGCTCGGCATCGAGATTCTGCGTTCCGCGGCGCCGCCGCAAAAGTACCGTTTCGAGACGTTTTGGAGGCCGGCATAAATGCCATTCACACGACCCACACTCGCCCAACTGATCGAGCGCGCGGCGATGGATGTCGAATCGCGCCTACCCGGCGTCGATGCGCGCACCCGGCGCTCGAACCTCGCGGTGCTGGGGCGCGTGCATGCCGGTGCCGTCCACGGGCTGTACGGCTATCTCGATTTCCTGTCGAAGCAGCTCATCATCGACAGCGCCGAGCAGGAACACTTGGAGCGCTGGGCATCTGTTTGGGGCGTCGCTCGCGCGGCGGCCGCGCAGGCGAAAGGATCGGTGACGCTGATCGGCACGAACGGCATCGTCGCGCCGGCCGGCACGGAGCTGTCCCGCTCGGACGGCGTCGTGTTCACGCTCGACGCCGACGCCACGATCGCGTCCGGCACCGCGACCGCCGCGGTGACGGCGAAGGACGGCGGCGCCACCGGCAACACGGCCGCGAGCACGTCGCTCTCGTTCGTCACGCCGATCGCTGGCATCAACAGCGCCGGCACCGTCGCGGCTGGTGGGCTCACGGGTGGCACCGACGCCGAGAGCGACGAGGCGTTGCGCGCGCGCCTGCTCGATCGCATTCAGGAGCCGCCGCACGGCGGATCGAGTCTCGACTACGTGAAGTGGGCGAAGGAAGTGCCAGGCGTCACGCGCGCCTGGGCGTATCCGCTCGAAGGCGGCGCGGGCACGGTTACCGTTCGCTTCATGACCGACGACCTGACGGCGGACGGCATACCGAGCGCCGGCAAGGTCGCGGAGGTGCAGGCGTACATCAACGAGCGCAAGCCGGTCACGGCCAACGTAACCGTCGCCGCGCCGACCGCCGTGGCGCTCAACTTCACCATCGCCGTCGTGCCGAACACGGCCGCGGTGCAAGCCGCCGTCGAGGCAGAGCTTAAAGACCTGATCCGCCGCGAGGCCGAACCGGGCGGCACGATCTACATCAGCCACATCCGCGAGTCGATCTCGATCGCCGCCGGCGAGGTCAACTACACGCTCACCACGCCGACCGCTGACGTCACGCGCACCACCGGCCAGATCACGACGATGGGGGCCATCACGTGGTCATGACGGCCGACGAGTATCGCTCGCAGCTGCAAGCGCTGCTGCCGTCGGGCGCCGCCTGGCCGCGCGAGCCGGCCGCGATCGTCACCAAGGTGCTTCACGCCATCGCTGACGAGCTCGCCCGCGTCGACGTGCGCGCGAGCGATCTGCTGACCGAGTCCGATCCGCGCTCGGCGTTCGAGCTGCTCGGCGATTGGGAGCGCGCCTTTGGCCTGCCGGCGACGTGCGTGCCGGCCGGGCAGACGACGACGGAGCGCCGCAACGCGCTGGCGGCGAAGGTCGCCGCCGTCGGCGGGCAGTCGCGTGCGTATTTTCTAAGGCTCGCGCAAGACATCGGCTACGTCAGCGCCGACTGGTCCGACATCGCATGGCAGTTCATCAACAGCGCGCAGGGTTGGACGCCGGCGAACGCGACCGTGACGCCGCAAGCGACGACGCTTCTCTACGCCTCCACCGCGGCCAACCCGTCGCTCGCCAAGACCGGGCAAGCGTTCAAGGGGCTCGACTACCGCTACGTCATCGCCCGCCTGCGCCGCACGGTGACGGCATCGGAGGTCTGGGAAGGCATCGTCACCTACGCGACGCCGGGACATGCCGCCTCCGCGTCGTACCACAAGGCGATCGCCGAGCCGGCCGGCATCGGCTCCGACTACGTGCTCGCTATGTGGGACATGCACGCACTGACCGCCGGCGGCACCGACTGGCGCGACAGCATCATCACCGCGCTCACGTTCGAGCTGGGCCAAAGCACGGGTAACACGTACGAGATCGACTGGATCGCGCTCTCCAAGACGCCGACCGTGGACGTCGCGATCACGATCGACGAGCAAGTCGATGGGCTGCCACACCGCTGGCGCATCAACGCACCGACAAACACCGTGACCGAGTTCACGTGCAACAGCCCCTGCGCCGATCCCTTGCGCGACTGGGGCAACGAGCTGCTGGAGTGCGTGATGAATCGTTATAAGCCCGCGCACAGCGAATTGCTGTTCGGGTATTCATAAGAGGGGAAACGACATGCAACGAGTCGACACGTCCACCGCAGCCGCTGCGCTTCCAACGAACGATCCCAACGGCACACCCGGCTACTTTACGAAGGGCGATCCGGTCGGTGGCACGCCGGCCACTGTTCCCGGGCAGGACTGGTTTAACTCCGTCCAGGAAGAAATTCTTGCGCCGATCCTCGCGGCCGGCATGACGCCCGACAAGGCCGTTCGCAGCCAGCTGCTGGCCGCGCTGAAGACGCTGTTCTTCTCCACGGGCGACGGCAAGCTGACGCTGAAGACAGTTGCCGACCCGGGGTGGGTGATGGCGAACGACGGCTCGCTTGGCAACGGATCATCCGGCGCGACGACGCGCGCCAATGCCGACACGCAGGCGCTGTTCGAGCTGCTGTGGACCAACATCACCAATACCTGGTGCCCGGTGCAGGATTCGACCGGCACGCCGGTTACCCGCGGCGCGTCGGCGACCGCCGACTTCAACGCCAACCGGCGCATCGTCCTGCCGCGCAACCTCGGCCGCGCGCTCGCAATAGCGGGTGCCGGCTCTGGTCTGACAAGCCGGGAGCTCGGCCAATATCTCGGCGCAGAGACGCATATGCTGACCTTGTCCGAGATGCCGGTGCACAGCCACAGCGTGACGGACCCTGGGCACGCACACGGACTCCCGTCGGCAATGGCTAATACGAGCGGCGGATCATATTTCGAGGATGCGAGCAATTTGGCGCCGCAGACACCACTGACGACGTCCAGCAACACAACTGGTATCTCGATTCAAAACGCAGGCGGCGGCGGCGCGCACAACAACATGCCGCCCGAGACCTTTTGGAACGCAATGATCAAACTATGAGCGCGAGAGCGCAGGAGAACACTCAATGAGCCAGATGTCCGATTACCTCGAGGTAGAGATTCGCAAGGCGATGTTCCGCACGTCGCCGTGGACGCAGCGCGCGAACAGCACAGCGTACGCTGTCGGCGATCGCGTCTATGCAGCGGCGTTCGACGGCAACATCTACGAGTGCATCACCGCCGGCACCTCGGCGGCCGCGCCGCCGACCTTCAACACCAACCTCGGCGACACGACCACCGACGGCACGGTCACATGGCTAACGCTCAAGCTGGGTTTGCCCAAGCGGCCGATCCACATCGGCCTCATCCGGGCGACGCGCGGCTACTCGAACGGCATCCGCAGCACTGCGGTGAGCGTCGGTGACACAGTGATTCCGGCGACGCCAAACGGCCGCCTCTATCGCTGCACCACCGCCGGCACCACGGGCGCCGGCGAGCCGACCTGGCCGACGACGTCCGGCGGCACCGTCACCGACGGAACCGCGGTGTGGACCGAGATGACGCCTGATCTCGACGCGTTGAACGCCAACGTCACGGAAGTTTCGGGCGGCGCGTACGCGCGAGTGAACGTGAACCCGGCCGATGCCAATTGGTCGGCGCCGGACGCGACGGGCGGCCTCACCGACAACGTCGCCGCAATTAATTTCCCGGCACCGACGGCGAACTGGGGCTTGCTGTTCGGCTTCTTCACGTCAGATCGCCCTACCGGCGTCGATCGCTGCGGGATCTGGGGCGCGCTCGCGACACCGAAGACCGTCAACAACGGTGATCCCGCGCCGACATTCCCAATTGGTGCGCTGGACGTCACGATCGCGTGATGAGCGGCGCTGCGCTCTGTAAACGGCGATAGGATGGACATAACGCTCGAAGTCATTGTTGTTGCGCCGACTCACACCGTATCGGCCGAGAAGGCGGCAAACCGCTATGAGGCGGGCGACATCGTAGACGTGTATCCATCTGCGGATCATGCGGAATGGACCGGCAGCGAGTACCGAATCCGGGGCGGGATCAGCACGCCGCGTACCGGCTTCATCCACATCACCGGCGTCCCCGATCGGCCGATGGAAACGGTGAGACGTAGACTGACTAAAGTTTTTCGTGACCGAGACAATATGCTAGTTCAGTCACCAACCGGATCGATCATCAAACAGCGCGCCTGGCGCATTCCGCCGTCATCGGTGCCAGCGACCGTCCGGAATCGACTGCAGAGCCAACGAGAAATCACGGTCACGTGGGCGCAGGTCAAGTCGTATGCCGTGAACAAGATCGATGGTGCCTCATTGACGGATGTGATCTTCGATGGCTGAGGTTGTTCGATACGTAAACACCGGATCGACCGCGGGGGGCGATGGAACTACCAATGCCAATACTGGGCCGAACCGCGCCTACGCGTCGGCGTCATCGTGGGAGGCGAATCAGCAGGCCGATCTCGTCACAGCGGGTGACTGGCATCACGTGTACTGCGATGGCGCCACCGCTGACACGACGGCGCTCGCGATCAATGGTTGGACGACCGGGGCGAACAATTACATCCTCGTGGAGGGCAACGGGTCCTATGGCGGCAAATACAACACCGCGAATTACCGCCTGGAGGTAACTGCCGGACCGGTCCTGCAGATCAACGAGGAATTCACGCGCCTCAAGGGTCTGCAGATCTATATGACCAGTAATACGGCACAGTTCAATCACGGCGTAGATGTCGTGCCAAGTGGTACCTTTGATGTTCGTATTGCCGAGTGCCTAATCCGGGCCAACGGCGCCATCGCGAACAACAACAACGGCATTCAGGCTGGCACTGGCAGCCCCGGCTCTGTCCTGCGGGTGAAGAACACGGCTGTTTATGGTTGGCGCGATACCGGCAATTTTGATTCGTGCATCCGCGTCGCCAATGCCTTTGTCACCGCCTACCTCTACAACTCCGTCTTCGCAAACGGCAACTACGGTATCCGCTGCAGCGCTGGCGCGGTCCATGCGAAGAACACCTACGCCGGATCGAACGAGTTCGGCGATTATGTGGCCGAGGGGTCTGGATCGATCAACCTGACGACGGCGGCGTCATCCGATGCCAGCGGCTCCACCGGATTGCAGAACGTCGCTTACTCTACATCGAGCGGAGCGCGCTTCACGAATATCACCGTCGGGTCCGAGGACTTCCATATCGGCGCCGCATCGTCGCTCAAAGACGCAGGCACCGATCTCAGCGCGGACGCGAACTATGCGTTCAGCGACGATATCGATGGCGGGACGCGATCCGGTTCGTGGGACATCGGTGCTGATGAAGTAGCTGGATCAGACACCGCTCTTGCCGCCGCGGCGCAAGGCGCGGCGACTATCGCAGGCGCACTAAGTACACAGATCACGCCGGCGGCATCGGC